CAATAATCATTTGTTTAGTAATCGCACTTTCACTTTCAAAGTATATAACACCACTCTCTGGATTTTTGTCTAGAAAGTTTTTACACATACCCATCAGAAAAAATGTTTTACCAGTTGCACTTTCACCAGCAATTGCAGTAATCTTATTTGCTGGAAGTCCACCATTTATTGAACCAGATAATAATGCATTTAAAGCATATGACCCAGTATCAATAAATTCATCTACATCACCAGCTCCAACTCCGTCTGAAACTAAAGATGCATATTCGTTACCAGTTGTTTTGATAACTTCTTTTAAAAAATCAGGCATTCAAATCTCCTTTTCAACATTGTACCATATTTTTTTATATTTGTCAATCCATAAATCCATCTAAACTTCCAACAGCCTGAGAAGTCCACAAATCTCTTAGTTTATTTTTTATATTTCTTTTCAGACCCAATGATTCATATATGTCATCATTTATTTTCTGACCAGAAACATATTCATCAGAAAGACAATTCTTAATACCTTTATTAATCTCTTCAATGTGTATATTGTCATTCATATCAATTTTATCTTTTATTTCTTCAACACTTTGTACTCTATAAAAATTTTGAATGTTTGTATTTTTTTGGTCATCATATTCTGGGTGCATAAATGGTGATATTCCACATTTAAGATACTCAAGATATTTTGCTGTTGCCCAACCTTTGTCAATAGGAACACAAAAACTATGTTTCCATTTTTTCATTTCTGGATATAATGTTGGTCTATCAATAAATCCTTTAAATGCAATATTACTTTTCATAATATCTTCGTGCCACTTACCATATATACAAGTATTATCAAAGTTATCTAATAACCATTTCTTTAGTATGGGATATCTTGGTCTGTGTCCGTTTGATAATTTTTTAGTATTTAATCTTTCATCCACTCCTGCTTCATTTAAAACCATACCAACTGATGTTTTTCTTTCTTTCCAAGAATCATCTAAAAAATATATCTTTTCATCTAAATTACAAGCCATTTCAATATTTGAGTATGAAACATCTATTTTTGTTTTTATTAGTTCTTGATTTTCATAAGATTTGATACTTTCAGATAATATTTCAGTATTAATTTGAGATAAAATTTTCTTTGGTTTATTAAATAAGTCCTTTGCAACACAAGTATTTAAACAACGAGGGTCATCAGCTAAAGAAACCCAATCTATGTTTGTTTCGTTTAATGTATGTATTATAGGTGCAACTCCTCTTTTAGCAGAATCCAAAGGTCTTCCTAATGTTCCAGATTTGATATAAATTTTATTTGGAATATTTACATTAAGTGTTGGGCCACCACCAATGATTGCATAATCTAAATTTACTTGATTTTTATTTAACCATATCAATGGTGATTCATATAACTTATCTAAATCTTTATTTGCATTTTCTAATGTATTATAAACATTATTGTGAGGGAAAAGTTTCTTTTTAAGTTCTATATTTATTTTGTTTAAATTGTTTTGACCTATTATGTAAAAATTATCTTTAGGATTATTATAAGCAAGGTTTATTAATAACTTACAATGGTCAGCTGATTTAAAATTTTCACTTTTTTCAGAAAAATTAAACCTTAATTGTAATCCAGTTTTACCAAAAGCAAAGTTAGTCATTTTTTATTCTCTCCTTGAGTTCAGTAGAAGAAAATGAATGTTTTCTTGAATTATAATATATTGGACATAGCCCCTTTCCAGTATGGTCTTTATCTTTATATTCTTCACCAACGATTCTAATATCTGGTTTAAGTGTTAATACCATATCAACAATATCTTGTTCAGTTTGAAATGGTATAATCATATCAACATATGATACTGCATCTAGTTGCACCCACCTCTCAAACAAAGATTGTATTGGTTTTTGTTTTTTAGGTCTGTCGTGTGTTGGGTCACATAATAAACCAACAATAAGATAATCACACTTTGATTTTGACTCTGCAAGCATAGCTATATGTCCAGCGTGAAGTAAATCAAAAGTAGAACAAGTAAATCCTATTCTTTTACCTTCTTTTCTAATTTTTTCAATTTGTAATAGATTCAAATAAATTCTCAATCTGTTTCATTACATACTTTTTTGAGTTATGATAATGATACATTCTTATCCAATGACTCATCTCAAGTGTAAGTAATTCTTTTTTATTATCATAAGTATTTAGCACTTTCTTGTATTCACCTATTCTATCAAATCTTTTTAGACTTGTCAATAGTTTAGATATATCTAATAGCCAAGATGAATAAACATCTGGTAAATAAATTGGGTCAATATAATAAATTATATTATCTCTACAAAGTATATTGTCAATACTTGCATCTCCGTGACAAAAACTTTTGTGTATATTATAAAAAGAAGAATACTTACTCAACTCTGCACCATACTTACTATCTAATCCTTTTGATTGTATTCTATCAACATAAGTAGAAAAATCTGGTATAGAATGATGATGATAATTAGAATTACTTTCTAATTGTTTTAAAACTATTTCAATATCAACATTTGAATTGTTGTCAATATATTCCATAGATATAGTTTGACCAACTATCTTATATATTTCTGGTATTTTAAGATTAGAACTTTTAGATATATCAAACCACTTCATAGCTAATAAACTATTATCAGCTGTTTTGTGAACAGTATTTCCTTCTCTAAAAATATCTGCACCAGATAAACCACCTTTTAATTGTTCTATATCTAAAGAAAGAAATGCATCTGGTGTCAAAGATTTATCATCTACATAATATGTACCTAATGGTTTACCAAAAATTAATTTATCATAGGGAACATTATATTTTTTACACCAATTTGTAATGATGTTTTCATATTTCTTTCTTGCATCTTCTGGAGTTTTTGCAGACAAACTTCCTCGTGCAGTATGAAGAAATACTTCCCAACCATCATTATACATTGAGATAAGTTTTTGTATTAAAGGTAGGTTAGGTTTTGCATTATCCCAATCTCTATCTCTACAAAAACTTATTGTGTCATCTATATCACAGACAATTCTTTTGTTATACATTTTTAGATTATAACACAAAAGGCAGTTGATGTCAAGTCAACTGCCTTTATTGTGTCAAGAAAGACTAGTATAATACTAGTTTGTTCATTGGGTACTTCTTCTTCAAGCTTTCAACTTGAGGAATTGCACCATATAGTTTGAACCTAGAGGTATCAACTTCAGCACCTCTAAATCTCAACTCAGATAAAGTTGATTCAAACTTATCATAAGTTTGTTTAAACTTTAAAACATTATCTACCCAATCTTTCTCTGGGTCAGATGCCTTTAAAGTTCCCTTGTACATAATGAGTTTAAATTCCTTTATGCCAGGGTAATTCTTATCAAGAGTCACCATTTTGCCGTAAATCTTATCCAAGAACTCTGCAACTGGAACATACATAACCTCTCGGTTATTAGTATATCCATTCTTTTCAAGCCACTTGGCAACGCCATTTCCCATCGGAAAAGATGATACCATCTTGACACCAGTAAGGTCAGTAATACCTTCCTCAACAATGTAGTTCCACTGAGCAGGTTTCAACTTCTTTCCTGCTATGATAAAGAGTTCTGCTTCAATAGCCTCTCTCATTATCAGTACATTCTCAGCAGTTGGTTTCAATGACTTAATTGAACCTAATGATATAAGCGACCTAATCGCTTGTAATATATCGTGTTCAGAAGCAGCACCATATGGCTTCTTGATTGTATTCATCATCAAAGCAAACCTTATCCTATCTGATGTAGTTGCAACATCAAACACATTTGCAATAATGTTTGTCATACCAAGACTCTTCAGAACAGCAAGTCTAGTTCTACCTTCACCTACCTCATACTTACCATTTGGTAGTTTAAATACCATAATCGGTTTTTCAGATAGGTCAAAGCCTTCTAAAGTAATATCTGTCTTTATCGCTTCGTATTGTGGGTTTAGTCCAACTCTAACTCGTTGAGAATTAACTGTTTCAGAGTTGTGTTCATCTTCAATGTCATTGATATCAATCAAATCATTGTGAAGGTATTTCACAAATGATTGTGACCCATATATCTTCGGTGAAGAATCTGGGTTGAACATTGAATTGAAGGTTTCTAAGTTTTCCTTAGAAAATGATGTAACATCTTTTGATGCAACATTGATACATACCTTTGTTTCTGGCGTATGCAAATCCAGTTTTATAACAGTCATAATGACTCCTTTATATTAATGCAGCTCACTGTCTGCGTTTATATTAAGAAGAACTTTTTGGTTCTCAGACCTACGAGTTCTTCCCTCTATTATATATTACCACAAAATTATAATATGTCAATACCTTTATTAAAAAAAAGGTCTGCAAAATGTGTAGTATTACATAAATTCTTTTAAGTTTCCACTTTCTTTGGCTGCATACTTACCAATAAGTTTTTCTTGTTTACCATAAACACCTACTGTTGCAAGTCTTCTATCACAATATGCAACACAACTAAACCTTTGTCCAGAACCTCTTATCTCTGTAACTCCGTGTACTTCATTACTATCTGCAATGATTACTGAGTTATCTGGTGCATCAAGAGCAACTCCATATCTAGGAAACACTAAGTATGCACCCTCATAATCACCCTCTCTAAAAACACACATTGATGTAAGTCCAGCATCTGTATCTCCACTATCAATATGTGCAGACATCTTTGTAGATTGATATGCAGAATATCTATTTGCAGAAAGTGTTGTAAATATACCACCACCAACTCTATGTTCTGGTTTTATGTTATTATCTGCAAAACTCTTTTGAGATTTGTATACTTGTTCGTTTGCTTTCTTAAATGCAATTTCATTCCATTTAGATATCTCTTGAAGTCTTTCCCATCTCTCTTTATTATCTTTACACCAACCAGATGAATCTATTGCACCAGTAAATCTTCCTCTTTTATATCCTATCATTACTGAATGTATTTCATTACTGTATGCAATCATACCCCATTTACCAGATTTGGTTTTTACATAATAAGAGTTTGGTGTTCTTAATTTATAATGTTCACCCTCTATCAAACCTTTTTTCTTCATTTCTTCTTTATCAATAGGCCCAGAACAATTTGCTCTCATTGTAGATGTATCTTCTATTGTTGTGAGAACATCTCTAATATCATCATTAGGATATACATTGTTTACAACATATGCAAGGGGAACATCAGAACCATCTAATGACCTTACTGGTTTCATTATTCCTAAATCTTCTTTTTGTGTAACTTTGTAAACTTTATCATAAGATGAATCATCTAAGAATTTACCATTCCATTTTTCAAATGTTTCTTTCTTACCATAATCTTTTTCTAATACTATCTTTCTCATTTTGTTTCCTTATATGGTTTTAGGATATTATCATAAATGTTTTTAGATAAGTAATGCATTTGTAGTGGTGCAACCATCAACCCTATCCTCGCAAGGTTGTCATCTAATTTACCAACAAGTTTATAATCTTCTGGTAATGTCATTATTCTTGCAGCCTCAATAGTAGTAAAAACTCTATCTTCTTCTGGGTGTAAATGAACTGCAAGAGATTGTCTTAATCCTTGTTCTGATAGAGTATGACTTGGTTGATTCCAAGGCACTCTTCTTGATTGATAAAAACTATGTTTCTTATCTGGAATACTTTTGCCCCATTTCTTTCTATGTGCAATTAGTTTATCATACCAAGGCCCAACAACATCATCACCAACAGACATAACTTTGTCTGGATTCTTTTGTAATCTTTTTAACCACTTATATTTAGCACTTTTCTTCATAGACTCTTTTAATTCAAATGCTTCAGATATATTTTTATTTGTCTTTTGTATATCATATATTGCATCTTTAATATTATATCTTTCTTCTTTTGGGTCTGGAAATATAGAACTATCTAAACACATAAAAGGTAAACCTATATCATCTAATACATCTTCTCTAACTGATACTATAAAAACTCTTTCTCTCTTTTGTGGTACTCCGTGTTCGTGTCCTTTTAAAACTCTCCATACTGTATGATATCCGTGTGATTCAAAATCTTTAATCATTCTATTTAAATGATCTCTTGCATAATCCATTGTTAAACCTTTAACATTTTCACAAACAACAACTCTAGGTTTTAAATCACCAACAATTCTAATTTGTTCCCAAGTTAAATCTTCAATGTTTTTTTGTTTCATACCATATGCAGTTTTTTCTTGATTCCAACCTTTTTGTTTTGTACCAGACATACTAAATGGTGGACAAGGTGGTGAACCATCTAATATATCTAACTCACCAGGCTTTAATCCAGTCATTTCCATAATCTTTTGACCAGTAACATTTTTAATATCACCACAGATATGTTGTGTGTTTGGAAAGTTTGCAAGATAATCATTTACTGCAACTTGTTGAAACTCATTTACAAATAAACATTCACCACCAGATAATTTATATCCACAAGAAGAACCACCTCCACCAGCAAAGAAGCTGATAAAATTAAATAGTTTTCTATTTGCAGACTTTTCTAAATCGTCTAATGTATATCTAAAATAATTACCCAAAGAAATCCTCTAAGTTACCTTGTGTTCCATAAGTTCTATCTATATTCCATTTTATACTATTTAAAATTAATGTCAAGGGGTCAATGAAAACTTTTTCAAACTGTATATCATAATCAACAAAACTGTGTATATCAAATTCTTTAGGAAGTTTAGTAATGTATGTGATTACATTTGAAGTAAATGGATTAGGTTGTTTTAAATAAACAAACTTAATCTTATCACCCTCTTGTATCAAAGGGTATTTGTTTATAAGTTTATTTTGTTTTATCTTATGATTGTATATCAATGCACCTTTGATATGCATAGGTGTTGACTTTTTAAATGTTGTTCCACTATCAAAGTATTTTGATAAACCATTTACTGAACGAGGAAACGAAATCAATTCTGGTTTTACTTTAAGAAACTCTTCTCTAAAATTAATTACAAACTTGTTTAATTCTTTTTCATCACTTGTCATTATAAGTTCAAGTGCATCTTTAATCTTTTGTCTACACATTGCAGGCGTTGATGACTTGACAGCTTCAATACCCATCATCTTCAACTTTGCTTCTTTGTATGATACACCTTCACTATCCCAAACATTTAGAATATATCTTTTCTTTGCAACCCAAATACCTTTGTCTGCAATCACTTCTCGTTTCATAAACATCTTATTTGCATATGCATTTGTGTATTGTTTAAGTTCGTCATACGATTTTGTAATGTATGGTTCAATAGATTCTGATGCAACCTTGTCTAGAAAGTTTATTGTTTTAGATAATGCATTATCACTTTTAATTGTTTCAGTAACAAGTTTATCCATAGTCAAATAAACAGAATCAGTATCAGATGCAATCACATAATCATCATCTGTTTTTAAAACATTGTTTAGATATTTGTTAAGTTTCTTTTCAATCCAACGAATAGATAATTGACCACTCTTTGTAATACCCTCTGCAATCGCTTTATCGTAATAACGAAAATATTGATTACCTATTGCACCATAAGCAGAGTTCAAAGAAATCTTACGAGCCATCTGAATATTGTTATAACGACTTATCAGTTTTTTATACTTGTTGTCTTTTGTGTTTTCAAATTCTTGTTGTGCAGATAACATTTTCTTTTTGTAAGTCACTCGTTCATTGTATAACTCTTCCATCATAGTTGGTAAGAAACCTTTTTTATCTGTTCTAAACAATGCACCATTTGGTGTCATAGTAGTTCTGTCTGGTATGTCTAGTTTAATACCTTTTAACATACCATCAACTGTAATGTCTTGATGTTTACTTTTCAATAATGTTTCTGGTGAGAGATTATACTGCATAATTAAATGTGGATATAGTGAATTCAAATCAAATGATACAACCCACTTATGTAAACCAGTAATCGGTTCTTTTACATATGCACCTTCATATTGTTCGTTTTTGTTATAAGACTTTTTCTGTGGTATAACAATCTTTCTTTTTCTCAAGAAGTTATAGATTAAAATATCCCAATATTTAACTTGACCAAACACATCTGAATAATTTACTTTACCCTCATAGGCCATAGTAAGTGCAAGGTCAATCAAACCCATCTTGTCTTCTAGTTTGTCAACTATTTCCACATCTTGAATATTATAATCAATGAAAGATTGAAAGTCTTTTTCATACCACTCTCTAAATGTTTCGTATGGATTTTCATCTTTCTTTTCACCAAGCTCTACACTTGCAATATAATCTAACTTGTATGATTCTTGTCTGGTGTAAGTAAACTTTTGATAGAGTTGTAAATAATCATATTGAGATACACCCATAATGTCATACATCAAATGATTTCTACCCATACTATATATTTTTCTTGCACTAACATTTTTCCAAGGCGATAGTTCTCGCATTTTATCTTCACCACAAACTTGTTTGATTCTATTTGCAAGATAAGGAATATCAAAGAAGTCTGTATTCCAACCAGTAATAACATCTGGATAGTTCTTTGTCCAGAAAGACATAAACTCCATAATCAAATCGTGTTCGTTAGGACAACGAATATAAGTAACATTTTCTCTTGTATTCTCGTAAGGTTGAATACCCCATACTATAATTTTTTTAGATTGTTGGTCTTTAACTGTAATAGAAAGTAAAGGTTCTATTGCAGATTCTGGATTAGGAAAACCATTCTCGCATTGAACCTCAATATCAATCGTCATAATTAATAGTTTATCAATGTTCCAGTTTACCTTCTGTGGAAATGTATCTGAAATATATGTGTATGCAAATCTGTTTAGTCCGTAAACAAGATGAGGCTGACTTTCGTATTTGAGAAGAAAGTCCTTTGCATCTTTTATACAATCAAATTGATATGGTGTTACTGATTTACCATCAAGAGTTTTCCAATCCGTTTGTTTCATTACTGGAACAAACAGAGTTGGTTTGTATTTTAATCTAAAACTTACTCTTTGATTTTTATCAACACCACGAACTAAAAGAAAATTACCCCATTGCACTACATTAGTATAAAAATCCATAATATAACTATATCACCTTTTTAAAAATAGTCAACCCTCAATTAAATCTTTTTCCTCTGGAAAGTATTTGTTCATTGCCTCAATTAAATCTTCATATTTAGCGACCTCGTGCAGTTCTTTTTCTATTTCACTTACGATATCACCGTGTTCACCAATGCCTCTTGGATTGTCAAGTAACACCTCAACATTTGCAAGGTGTTTCTTAATATGTCCTTCAGAGTGAAGTAAAAATGCAGATTTTAATTTTTGTTTAATTGCTTTTTGGCTCATCAGTTTCCTCTTTCTTTTTTCCTATATTATATTTTGGTTCTAAAATCCAATCACCTTTTTCTTTAAAAGAGATAACTTTTATTTGTGATAGTGGAGCTTTGGTTTCTGGTTCGTTCTCAAAACTAACTAGTCCCCAATCTTTTAAAAGACAAGCTATAGAATTTCTTCTTCCTATATCGTTATCTGATATGTTGTGCTCTTTACCATCAAGTGCAAATAGTTCTTTGAAGTGAACTATGTAATATTTGCCTTGTTTGTGTAGTATGTGACAAGATTGAAAAAGTTTCTTTTCTTTTCTAGATGATACTCCGATTCTGGAAAGTGTTTCCCTAACCTTTAAAAAATCATCTGGTTCTTTCAAAGAAACTTCTAACATCTTATCTGTGTTCCATAAAGTTTCGTTCATTTTTTCATTCCACCTTTATTCAGTTTACTTTTGATAAACTCTATTTGTTTATCGTTAAGTATGTCAAGAATTGATTTAGCTTTAGAGTTATTGTATCCATAATATTCTTTTACATACTCAAGATTTCTAGATTTGCTTTCCTTTATCCAAGGGGCATATCTTTTTCTTGTTCTTATAGTATTTAGTAAAAAGTCATATTGCAACTTCTTGTCTTTGTCTAAAACTGAACCATAACGATTCATTTCATTCACTAATAATATACAATCATTATGTGGTGCAAGACATTTATTTACAATAAAAGGACTATACTTTTTTTCGTACATATCGTCCTCACCGTCCATAAGATTATTCTTATTAAAGTTTATAGAATTAAGATACTCTTTTAATTCATATGCCATTATTGTGGGCTCTGTGCAAGTATCTTTTGGTCTGCAAGTAAAGGCATAGTTTTTAATTCTATCTCAAAGTTTGCAGATAAGGTTCTTCTTTCTCCCTCACCATAAAATGGCGATACAGAGTGTTTTAACCAATTAGGAAACATTAATAGTTTACCAACTTCTGGTTTTACAAATGCTTCTTGAACTGGTTTTAATTGTTTAATATCACTAGTGCAGTTCATACCCCAACTAAAAAATGTGAAACCATCAGTAGTACCAGATGCATTATTTAAATCTAGTTTAAGTCCACCAGTCTCGTATTCTTTTGCACTACCAGATAATTTTTCTATCTGTGGTGGTACTTTTAAATATAAAATACAAGACATTCCAGTAGGTGTATTAACACCGTGATCGTGTAGTGGATTATAATCACCTTCATAACTATGTACTGACCACATAGATACACAATCACTTTTTGCATCTGCACAACCTAAAAATTGTAGATATGAAAGTGTAAAACCTTCAAGAAGTGCTTTCAAACCTTTTACTGGCTTATCTTCAAAGTTCATATCTAATTGTGCAGACTTTTTATTTGCTTTAATTTGTCCTACAAGTTCGTGTGAAAAACTTTTTGCACTTCCTCTTACACCATCAATATACTCATTAAATTCATCTGTAACATATTCTGGTAAAAATACTTCCAACATATTTAATGCTGGTTTAGTAACCATTGACATCTTAATATCTTTTGCAAGATTAATTGCCTGTTCATTTGTATCAACCATAATAACTCCTATTTAAATTTACACTCACCCATCAACTGTGTTAGACAAGCAAGTAAATTAATTTCTTGGTCGGCAACAAATGCAGCTTTGTATTGATAGTCTGCAATCAATAAAACTGCTGTTGCGATTGAACGACCATCTTCAAAATACTCATAAAGATTGTCATACATTTTTCTAAATATTCTAGCAGGGTCGTTATCTAAATTATTAACAACCCACTTTCTCATACTTGTAAAATCTTTCTCTCTCAAGAATGTGATTAAATCTCTCATATTCTTTTCAGAAAGGTTTACTAATATTCCACTATCAATTTGTCCAGATGTAGCATATCTTTGTAATTCATTAAGACATCTTCTCCAATCTGGAAAGAACTTCATAATTAATTCTGCAACAACTCTTTCTTCATACTTTACATTCTCTGTTGTGAGAACAGTATTAATACTAGACATAAATTGTTTTGCAAGATTAGGTTTTTCAGTTTTGGGGATATTAAATTCAACAACACTACAACGACTATGTAAAGGTTCTATGATTCTATTCTTAAAATTACAAGTAAGAATAAATCCACAGTTCTTGTGAAACTCTTCTATCATACCACGAAGTGCTGGTTGTGTTGATTGTGCATTTAGATAATCTGCCTCATCAATAATGATAAACTTTCTACTACCCTCTAACGACATAGTAGATGCAAAGTTTTTCATTTTATTACGAAGTACATCAATACCAGATTCTTCAGAACCGTTAATCATAATATAATCATAACCTATTTGTTCTAACATCGCCTTTGCAACTGTTGTTTTACCAACACCAGGCCCTCCAGTTAGTAATAGATTAGGAATACCATTCTTAACAAACTCAGAAAAAGTTTTCTTTAGATTTTCTGGTAATACACAATCTTGTATAGTTTTAGGTCTATACTTCTCAACCCATAAAAAGGTGTTATTCATTTAACTCCCCTATGAATTGTATGTTGATTCTGGTTCTAATGCAATAAAATATGATACATCTAAATCTTTATGTTGGAAATAAGAAATACCTTTAGATGAAACTTGTACTTTATAATCACCAGGCAATAGTTTTAAATTCTCTACTTTAAAATAGAATTCAAAAGATGCAGTTGCACCATTACCGATTGTGATTGCAAAGTCATTTGATGCTTTGTTCTTTTTATCTTTTACTTTTAGTTGTATTGTACTATCTTTTTGACCAGTTAATACTAAATCAGATACACCTAATGTACCAGCTGCAGTAATAACTTTCTTTAGATTTACTTCTGTGATATCAACCTCTGCATCAACAGATGGCATACTAATTTCTTTATCAACTGTAACGATAACAGATGGGTCAGAATAATGATACTTACAACTTGAACTATTATCTTCTTCTGCGATAGTCATATACTTATCATTAAAAGATAAAACTGGTTCTTTAAATAAAGACATAGCTGCAAGATATTCATTTAAATTGTAGATAGGAATCTCTTGTGAGAACTCATCTGGAACAGTTGCAGATGCAACAATGTTTTTCATTGCAGATACAGTTTTTAACTGATTACCTTGTTTGATTAAAATGTTTTGATTGATTTGAGAATAGTTTTTTAATATTTCTTTAGTCTGATTTGACAATTTCATTATTTAGTTCCTTCACTTCAATAAGTTTATTTAAGTACCATTGGGCTTTCTTTAAGTCCTCAGTACCATTTTTATAATTGTATCTCCAAATGTATTTTAATATATTACCTTGAAGATAGCTTTCAAAACCATCACCAGTTGCACATTCTATTGCATCTATACATTCAATTTTTTGTTGATTGTAATGTGGTGGGTGGTTAACATTATCTATTTTTTTCATAAGACCATTATATATTAAAGGTGGGGTTTTGTCAACCCCACCGATAAATTTATTTTACTTCAATCGTTTGAGGTTTTTTGTGGTCAGGCACAATTCTTTCTAATGCAATGTATAACATTCCATTTTCCATTTTTGCACCTTTTACTTTCATCTCATCTGATAAAGTAAAACTTCTTTTGAAACTTTTGTGAGAAATACCTCTGTGTATTAAAGTATTCTCATTTGTATCACCTTCTATTTTTTTAGATGAGATACTTAAAGTTCCTTCTTTTAGTTCAATATCAATGTCTTTTTTGGAATAACCAGCCAAGGCCATCTCAATTTGATAGTTGTAGTCATCATTTTTGACTATGTTATATGGTGGGAATCCACCACTTGTTGTATGAAAGTCAGTATCAAAAAGTCTATCAAATAGACTATCAAAACCAACTGTATACGGTGTTAACCTATTACGGTCTAATGTTGCTAAAGTATTCATATCTATCTCCTTCTTTAAGCAAGATTAATATTGAGTCCCAAAAAGGCAACTCATAAAATTGGGGTTTTTTATAGAGAACCCCATAACTCTATTTATTTATGACACTCTAGGGTAGGTATACTATATTGTGTCATTGAGAAGTCTTATGAACGGCTTCTCATCTATATTTATATATTATTACACTACCATAGAGTCAATAATTTGTCAAGTCCCTAAGCAACTTCTGCCATTTTTAATGCAGTATCAAGTGCTTTTAACTTAACTCTTCTGTTCCTACCATACCAAGCAGAAGTAAGTCTTCCGTCAGTAGTAGAACCTTGTTGGTGGTCAGTATTAAAAGTTACTGCATTAAACGCCTGCCACCAAGTACCTTTTGCATACTGATTACCAGGCTGAGTTTCAATAACTTCAAACGCTTTCCTACCATTAACTGTTGTCGGAACAGATGGGTTTTTAATATCATCATCTTTGATATTAGATGGATATACTGTGTTAAGATACTCAACAAGTCTTTCAGTAGTATATCTTTTACTACCAAGAAACTCTGCCATAGTCTTGTAATTATCCATTTTTTCTTTTGCAATACCAAGTTGTTCTTTAACCATTGCTGGATTAAACTCTCTTCTATGATTTACTTTTACCATAGAATCACTATCGGTACTCAAAGATAAAGTTAAAGTGTTATTACAAACAACCCTAATAGGTGTCATTCTAATATCAATAGACTTACCAAACTGATGTGGATTTGAAAACAACATATAGTTTTCTACCTCATCACCTTTGAATAATTCAAAACTTTGTTTAACTTTTGCAAGAGCCCATACCATTTTACCGTCCATTAAAGAACCAGCAGTATGCATCTCTAAATCACCAGCTTCAACATACTCAGAAAAGAAATCAAACGCTTCTTTGTTTTGAACTGGATTCCAGTTTTGTCCTACACTTGGTGCAAGAACTTTGTTATCAGAACTTCTAACTAATGCAAATGAACCAGTCTTTTGTTGTCCAGATGGGTTATCTACATAAGTAGGTAGTTTTTGTACATACCAATCTAAACCAGATTGTTTTAACATCTCGTCAGTTGATAAATCGTGTGGAACTTTTGTTCCTAATCCGTGCCAAGGCACTTCTCCAGCATATGCCATTGTCTCAACAGCTGCAACCATAATATACTCCTTTTTTAATTGTTATTATGTTATTTGTTATCATAACTATATTATACTTGTTTTTGGAACAATGTCAACCCCTTTTTGTATTTTTTTGATATTTTATTTGTGAATATACTTTATATTTTTTATACAGAATACTATATAAAGATATAGACCAAGCCATAGGGGATTCAAATGAATTTATTTACGATTACAGTGTCAGTATTCACAATATTAATGAGTATAGGAATGGGAATCAACTAAAAAAAAAGGGAACACGAAGTTCCCTTTTTCTTATACTATATAAGGTAATAGCAAATACCCTACAATACCTATTGCAATCCACATATTTTTACTCCATATGTACGACTACCCATTGTCCAAACTCTCTGCAAGCCATTCCTACACGATTAGTTCCAGTAATAAACTTTTTACATCTTTTACTTTCTATATCGTGTATTTCTTCAGTTCGGTCAATATGTTGACCGACTTGACCACCAATGAATAATCCTAGTAGTCCACTAGCCGCAAGTGCATATGGGTCAGAAACATTTAACTGTTTTGCACCCACTACACCTAGAAATGCACCAACACCTTCAAATAATCCCTTTTTAGGTTGACTAAATGCAGTTGTTGATGCAAACAGAAAAATTAAGACAATAAATAATCTCATTACTCTGTCATCCATTTATCAGGCCCATATGAGGGAACTGTTCTGATGTGTCTATTATTATCACCCAAGTCATCCAATTCTTTTTCTATATTAGATAAAGATTGTACTTCGTCTTGGTTTAAAGATTTGTCAACACTTCTTTCTAATTCTTTAAATGCATTATTAGAACGAAGTTTTGCATATACAGCTCTGTCTTTTCTCATTCTATTCATAAGTATTTTTATAGCTTCTTCATCAGAATATTCTAATAATACAAATGAACGATATTGAGTTCCAGCAGGATATACTTCCATATCTTTAATTTTATAACCAGCAACATCTACTGATGCAATTACATTTTTAGATACTCTTTCTAATTCATTTAATACTTGAGAATCTAAATCCGTAGTACCAGTTTTTGCAATAAATTGTTTGGTCATACTATTAAGTTTACCATTTATTCTATCTGCAAGAACTGTTTTAGCGTTCATAGTTGCAATATCAACAGATAATTGTAAATCTGGTGCGATTGCAGTTCCAGATGAGTAAATCATTTTTTCATCTTCTGGAAGTTCTTTGAACCAATTTGGTATAACACTAGATGTACTTTCAACTTTCTGTATTTGTTGTTGAATCTCTGGTGTTTCAACCAAAGGGTCAACATCTACTTTTGTTGCACAAGAACCTAGTGCGATGAGAGGCAAGATGCTAAATAACTTCTTCTTCATAATTAATCACCTCCTCTTCATCAGAATTTTGTAGTTTCTCTTTTCCCCAACCAGATACATCTTTTATATCTTGGCCAAATCCAGAAACAGTACCACAAGACTGTGTAAATATAAGTAGAGCAAAAACTCCACATAAAATTAAAACATTGGTTAAAATGCCTTTTCTTTTATTCATATATCACCTATTACATTGTTTAAGTTTAACTTCTTGTAATCCCAACCCTGGCATTACAACATTAAGTGTCTCTATTGTACACTCAATTCTTTGTTTTGTCAAGTCCCTAACTTGACAATTTAAATTTTTTGTTGATTCTAATGTTTCTGGAACAAACTCTTGTAATAATCTTTCTTTTGCACGATTAACTGCATTTTGACAAGCTTCGTTTTCTGACATATCTGGTGTGAATATATAATCTTCTGAAGTGATATACCATTTACCTTGTACTTTTGCTTTAATTATTACTTTACATTTCTTTGTTTCTCTAAAATACTCTGTTACTGTTTTATCTTTAACTTCTAATGATTCTATTGTTCCTTGAATTGTAGATGTAGTTTGATTATCATATTCACAAGGGTTTGTTGCGAAAACAAATGATGGTAGTAAACATAATACACTAATCTTTTTAATCATAAAAATCCTCTAATGTTGATTTAGTTTCTACTGATTCTATTCTTGCAGTTGCAATATTAAAATATTGTTCCTCTTTTTCTATACCTACAAAATCAAATTTCTCTTCTTTTGCAGCCATTCCAGTTGAACCACTACCCATAAATGGATCTAATATTGTGCCACCTTTTGGTGTAATCAATCTACATAAGTATTTCATTAACTTGATAGGTTTTACTGTTGGGTGTATATTTTTCTTCTCTGTTACA